GTGCCATCTCTCGGATGACTGCACGCTCACATTCTGCAACGTGCGCATAGGTGGGCAACAAAATTGCACCACCTACAAGACCGAACATACGGACGGTCAACGTTTCATCTGGGTTCACACCATAATAACTCAGTGGTAACTGAGTTTTCTGGAGCAAACGTCCACGCACATAAACATGTGCGCGCTCTGCAAGAGAATTGATCTCACTCAACTTAGCCGAAGCATAGTGGGTGAAAATCATATATCTCACTGCATCATATACATCTGTGGTAAATTCCGCATCAAACGTCATGATGGCGACATTCGGGAAAGCCACATGCACGCGGGTTATGCGCGTGTTCAACTCATCGTAACAGCAGTCTGTACATGTCACGGCGCTGACCAAGGTAGGGCAGCATCTATTCCTAAACTTCTCAAATTTCTTCTGTAAGTTTGTAAACATTGGTGGGTTGCCATGCTCATGCGTCTTATTTCGCGTCCTTAGCAATTGTCAGGACGTAGAACGACATTAAATGTTGATCAGCAACTAGCTCAATTTCAACAAGTGCCATATTAACTATGTCTTTATCAGCCTAACTAGGCGGAGCTGTAATATCCAGTTCGTCGGAGTTATACAATATGCTCCCTCGTAAATTACTGTAAAGCTTAAGCTTCATAGAGGGCGTCTATCTTTAACGCAAAGAAAATTTCTGAGATAACTTTCAACTCACTGCAACATCGATAGATGTGTTTCTGGTTCTTTTCACGGAACCATATTAAACAACGTATGTAACAGATTTATGGGTCTTCTGCAGACCTGGAGTAGCAAAAGCTAGCTATTTTACAAGCCGGTTTATGTCCAAAGATATGCTGGCAGAGCCAAATTCAGGTTAAAAACCTCATGATGGGATAATCAGTAGGGATCAAAGGGCAGACCTCTCTCAGTGGTAATTACCACTATATAAAGGGGGGTTACAGATCTCATCTTATTTAGTGATTAGATAATTCTGATACGCTAGATTTATAAATACAATGCATGACTAGCAGTTCATGCAAGGAAGAAAATTTCTCCATAGTAGGGTTCATCGATCGCTCACAGCCTCATTCTGACACTGTGAACATCTTACTAATAACTACTACTTGATCAAATTCAAGAGTGAATAATTGTCTACAGCCTCATTTCGACACTGTAAATATTTTTTCAGTTCGAGAACAAGATTGAGAAATATATCAAAATACTTCCACAAATATATGTGGGTGCTACACTAATAGCACATTTCGATACAATTTCCTGGGATAAAATTCCC